CATTTCATGAAGATAAGAATATGATTTCAAAAATTCTGATCTTGTTAGTTGAAAAAAATCTCTCATCTTTTCCCAATCATTTATAAAATCGTTCATTACCGACCTCCATAATATTTATCCATTAAACCCTCGACCCTATTTCTAAACTCATAGTATCGATTTCTGTCCTCGTCACTTTCCCAATCAATTTTATAATCAAGAACTTTTTCTATTAATTGTGGAAGAGAATCATCTAATTTTATAAAGTTACAATCGTTCATAATTATCCCCTGACTATTCTTATTGTTAAATCTTGACTGTTAGGTAAATCTGTCCATCCTGCACCATTGCAAGTTGAACAGGATACAACCTCTTCTTCACTTATTGGCTGATTGCCATATCCTGCACAATCTTCACATGTATATTGTAATGTGATATTTGATGACCGAAGTGGGTTGATTGTTGCTCGACCATTGACCATTATGAATTCTCCCTTTTTCCATAATTAGGTTGCTCAATCCATTTATCAAACTCATGAAGTTGTACAAATAATAAAACCTCACTCCAATCATCTGTTAATAATAAATCGTCATAACCACATCCATAATCATCTTCATACATTACTGAATATTTAAAATGTAATTCTTCTAGTTTTTTTGTTTCATCATCACAAATAAATATCTGTAAATTCTTAACTGTAAAACTAGGACAAACATCATTCTTATATGATACAGATTCCCATGTGTGTGGAATTGCTACATCTAAAACAATTGATGGATGAGTATTTTTAGGATCAGTATATGGATTATCTGAATAATCTCTGTTTATATGTTTCATGATATTTCCTCTTCAATTAATTTATCTTCTATAATTATAATAATGATAAAAAAGCATAAGTAAACAATTAATTGCAACTTATCTAAACAATCGATTAACATGTTAACAAATCCAGGAACTTAACATGTTAACCAAATGCCCTTATAAGGAGTTTTCACAATGGAAATTAAATTAAAAATATTTTTGAGAAAACAGGTGTGTAAACGTGTAAACGTGTAAACATATCTTAAACCCTTATCAGGTAACAAATAATTTACACACTTTTTACACGTTTACACACTTTCAAATCATTACTGAACGACACATAGCAGTTTTTGAATAATTATTGAATCCTGTTGTGAAAATCCCTATAGTGGTTTTATGTCTACACCTGAGAAAAATTTAGCTAAATTGTTTAAGCTGAAATTACCTAAAAAAACTCATTATCAACGTATTGAATCAATTGCATCAAGTGGAACACCTGACACATATTTATGTCATGAGGGTTTATCTGTATTTGTTGAGTTAAAAACAACAAAAAACAACCGAGTTTTAGTCCGACCATCTCAAATTGCTTGGAATTTGTCGCATTCTCGTGCAAAAGGGTTATCTTTCTTCTTGGTAAAGCACCTCTTGACCTCTGACCTATATTTATTTGAGGGTTGTCAGGCTATGGAGTTATCCTCTGAGGGTTTGGTCGCAAAATGTCTATATCAAGGCAAAAATTTTGACGAGATATTATACCACATCCTGCGACTTGCCCCTAATAAAAAATAATTGTCCTGCGACCTGCGACCTGCGATTCATGACCGTAGATTTTTGAAAAAAAAATCCGCAGGAAGGGGAGGAACACCTGCGGATTTATTGAGTGAGATTTTTAATTCCTGTAAATAAAAAACCCAGATCATAAAATCATGATCTGGGTTTGTTGTCAATTTTTAATTTATGCGGTTTGTTGAATTCCTAAAAAATCTGTCATTTTAGGAAGATCAACAACAAAATTATTAAAAGAATTTTTTGCTAAACTACCTTTTGCTTTTAATCCTATTATATGATTATCTTTTGTTGAATTATCAATGTCTGATAAATCACCATTAAAAACAGGACGGTTTAAAAAGAATTTCGGAAATTCATTTTTAAATACTACCGCAATAGGATTATTAAATAATAAAGCTTGATTAACTTGTTTTTGGTAACCCAAAGCTCCAGAATAAGAAAACATTAATTTATAATTATTAATCTTGTTGCAAGTCTCTAATCTATTAGCACGTTTCGTATAATCATAAAAATAAATTTCTTCAAATAGATTAAATAATTCTGTTTTTTCATAAGGTATATCACTTAAAACATTTAATCTTGCGGACGGATTAACATTATTTTTTTTACAGTTTGTAACATGTAATTTTAATTCATGAATTAACAAGTAAATAAACAAATCATAATCATTATTATAAAAATTACTTTTGTTATTTCTTGCCTTAACGACATTGTTAAACTTGCCTCTTCCTGCACTCTTTAAACATTCTTCAAAACATTGAGCAATTAAAGACATTGGACAAAATTTTAAACTTGGCATAAGTGACAAGCCCGCCACGTTGTAAATACCTTTTGAAGATTTTTTTAATTTTGTGTTTGCTCCAAATCGATCAAGTAAACAATTAACATTATATGTATGTTTAACGTATTTTTTAATTTCATTTATATTCATAGTTTTTTTCCTCTTCATTAATTGATTATTTATAATTTCATGAATTGCAACAAAACACAACAACAATCGATTAACATGTTAACTAGTTCCTGGCCTTATGCTTAACATGTTAAGTATTTTTTTCTTGACAAAATTTTGGTGGCGTGACCGTATCAATAGCCATGACCGAAGGGAATGACCGTAGGTAGTTAACATGTTAACTAAATTTTTATTTGTTTTGGTCGACCAAAATAATAATTGTTTTCCCTGCGTCCTGCGATCCATGACCGTTTTATAAAAAAAAGACACAAAAAAACCCAGCTCGAAAGCTGGGTTTTTTCTTGGAGGAAAGGTTTTATTTACTTCTATATTTAAAGATTACACCTAATCCGCAAAATGTTATTGTTATTCCAATTGCTCCGAATAATGTAACTGCTGATAATTCGTATAGATCATTTACTAATGGAATTCCTATTTTCCAAGCTATCCAAGTAAAACCTAATCCACCTAGAAAACAAATTACACCTGCTAATTGTTGTCCTAATCTATGCTCATTTTGTATTTCTTTATATGTTAATTTATTTCTCATTATTTTTTTCCTCTTCATTATTCTTTTTTAATATATCCATTTTTCTTTTATGCTCTTGTTTTTTGTCCCATTCTCTAAGTGCTTTTGTAAAATCGTTAGCATTATCAAATCCATCAATTTTAAATCCGTCACTTGTTGTAAAATGTTTGCTCATTATTTTTTCCTCTTCATTGTTATGAGTGCAGGATTATCCTGCACTCGATTGTTGTTAAGCATTATTCCACTTGAAAATTTTTCTTGTTGTGAGCTCGAACAAATCAGGTTGATCTTGTTTGAGTGCGGGAAGAATACCTTTTATTAAAGTTAAAGAAGGTGTTGTTTCAACTCTTTTTGCTTTACCTTTAACAATTGCTTTATCTTCTATTTCTTTTCGTAAAGTTTTAGCATGATCTTCTATTCTCTTTAAAATCTCATGCACTCTTTTTTGATTAACTTTAAATACTTGTTGATTTAAACAAGTCTTAACTAAATCTTCAGCACTATCAATTCCATAAGTGCCTTCGTTAGCGGTAGCATCTAGCATTCTTATTCTAGCATCTATTAGTTTTTTATCTTCCATTGTTTTTTCCTCTTCGTTGTTAATATCTATATTAATAAAGTAATACACAACTAATTGCAAGCGGCAAATAAAACATAATAAAATCAAAGACTTACAGCACATAAAATACTTAACAATGTTAAGTAAATAAATAAAAGAACGAAACAGGAACAAACTAGTTAACATGTTAACTATGACCGTTTTGTTAACATGTTAACTATCTAGGGTTACTATGTGATATTGGCAATCAGCTTTTAACTATTATAGACCCCCCACCCCCTAAATATGGGGGTACACATGTATGGCATAGGTGTAATAAGTTTGATTGATAAATTCATTTAAATGTATTATCGTTCGGATATGTCAGTTAATTTACAAACCCTTCCAGACGAGGTTCTTAAAGAACTCTTGTTACTGGAGGAGCAAAAGAAAAAACTTGAGACTCGTGATATAGCTCGTGAGAAGTTTATGGCATACGCAAAACATGTGTATGATGGTTTTATAGAGGGTAGACATCACGGAATTATCGCAGAAAAATTGGAAGCTATTGCTCAAGGTAAGTTGAAAAGACTTATTGTAAACATGCCCCCCAGACATTCTAAGTCTGAATTTGCATCCTATTTAATGCCTTCTTGGTTTTTGGGGCGTAATCCTAAATTAAAAATAATACAGGCTACCATGAATACTGAACTTGCTGTAAGGTTTGGTAGGAAAGTCCGAGATCTCATTGCGGATCCCATATATGCTGAGATCTTCCCCAACACGGACTTGAAACAGGATAGCCAAGCAGCAGGTCGTTGGGAGACTAGTGCAGGCGGGGAATATTTTGCAGCCGGGGTGGGTGCTGCAATGACAGGTCGTGGTGCTGATTTATTAATTATTGATGATCCACATTCCGAGCAAGATGCGTTATCTACAAGTGCGTATGATACTGCCTATGAATGGTATACGTCTGGTCCTCGTCAAAGACTTCAACCGGGGGGTACCATAATAATTGTGCAAACCAGATGGTCGAAGAAAGATTTGACGGGTCGTTTATTACAAGCTCAAGCGAAAGACACTATGGCTGATCAGTGGGAAATGGTTGAGTTTCCTGCCATCCTACCATCGGGGGAACCATTGTGGCATGAGTTCTGGAAGAAGGAAGAGTTATTAAAGGTCAAGGCTTCATTGTCCCCCGGCAAGTGGAATGCTCAGTGGCAACAAGATCCGACTTCTGACGAAGTTGCCATGGTCAAGCGTGAGTGGTGGAATTTATGGGAACGAGAGGACACGCCACGATTGGACTATATAATTCAGAGTTATGATACGGCTTACAGTAAGAAGGAGACGGCTGACTATAGTGCGATAACGACTTGGGGTATATTTGAGCCGAAGGAGAATGGTGAGCAGCATATTATATTACTTGACGCTGTTAAGGGTCGTTGGAATTTTCCGGAGTTAAAGGAGATTGCTGTTGAGCAGAATGAATACTGGGAACCGGACATGATGTTGATTGAGGCAAAAGCGAGTGGACAACCTTTGGCTGATGAATTAAGATTAATTAATTTACCTGTTACGACATTTAGTCCAGGAAGAAGGCGAGGGGGTAACTTAGATAAAACGACAAGGATGCATATTGTGTCGCCTATTTTCGAATCTGGAAAAGTGTGGTATCCTGATGAAAAGTTTGCTGACGAGGTTATAGAAGAGGTTGCTTCATTTCCGAATGGCGATCATGATGACTATTGTGATAGTATGACTATGGCATTAATGAGATTTAGACAAGGCGGGTTTATTAGTTTACAAGGTGAGGAGATTCCGGAAGATTGGTTTCCTCGTAGAGCAAGAGAGTATTATTAGGAGTATAAAATGTCTGGTAAAGAAAAAGCTAAAAAAGAAGTTAAATCTGCTGTAAACATGGGTAATTTAATGCTTACCGATTTAAAAAAACAAGGATTATTACCAAAAGAATATAAAGAGGGATACGCATTAGAAAAGGGAAAAAGCGAAAAAAAAGTAGATGCATTTCTTAAACAACAAAAGAAAAGAGGTCAGAGTGAGAAAGATGCTCTTAAAACTTTAAATAAACAAACAAAAAATTTTAAAAAAAAGTTAAATACTGGTTATACAGGAATGAGAAAACAAGCGGGTCTTTTACCTGAGAGAAATATGCCCTCAGTAAAAAAAGCAATGGGCGGGGTAATGAAAAACCGTGGTGGAATGTTTAAGGGAACTTATTAAAGGAGAATAAAATGGGTAGAGTCGAGACTAGGAAAAAACAAAAAGAAGTTGCAGAATTAAAACGTAAAGCTAAAGCTAAAGAAAAATTAACTAAATCAGGTCCGCCTTCTAAAAAAGAATTAGTTGATAAAGCAGCCAATCTTATGTCTAAAAGAGAAACTATGAGATCAAGTGCGTTTCCAACTGTTAACGAAAAATCAAGAAAAAATTTAAAAAAGTTTGAATTAACATCGAAGGCTACCAGAGATGTTGGTAATATGTTGGATAATAGAATAAAGAGAGTTACTCAAAGTGACTTACTTTCAAATGTTTCATCACCTTTAGGAAAAAGACAAAAATTAATTAAAGAATTGAAGAAAAAAGGTGCAGCTAAACAAATTCCTAAATCAATGAACATGGGCGGGGTAATGAAAGCTCGTGGTGGGACATTTAAAGGTACTTATTAATGGCTAAGAAAAAACCCATAAAAAAAGGCAAGGGTAAAAGTGTTACTAATCGATTTTCGGATCGGATGCTTCCTAAGAAAAGTAAAAAAACGAGGATAACATAATGGCGGAACCTAGACAAATAGCAGGAATGGTCGAACAGTCAATGGGCGGGGGTGGCAGGTTAATGCCAGAGGAAGATAGTTTAAATATCGAATTACCATCGACCACTGACGAGTTACCAGAAGGAATTGAATTAGCGAGTGATGAGGTAGTAGAAGTTGAAGCAGAGCCATATGACCATGGAGCCAATCTGGCAGAGGTTCTTGACGATTCAGTTTTGGGAGATTTATCATCAGATTTACGAGCCAAGTTCCGAGAGGACGTTGAGTCTAGGGAAGATTGGGAAGAGGCTATTGCGAAGGGATTAGGGTTACTTGGAATTAATTACGAGGATCGAAGTGAACCCTTCTTAGGTGCGAGTGGTGTAACACATCCATTATTAAGTGAAGCTGTTACGCAGTTTCAAGCACAAAGTTATAAAGAGATGTTACCAAGTGGTGGTCCTGTAAAGACGCAGGTACTGGGAACACCGACTCAAGAGACTGAGGCACAGGCACAGCGTGTAGAAGATTTCATGAATTATCAGATTACTGAGATCATGGAGGAGTATGACCCAGACACAGATCAGATGTTATTTTATTTGCCATTAACTGGATCTACATTTAAAAAAGTTTACTTTGACGAAACCAAACAGAGAGCCGTTTCCAAGTTTGTACCAGCAGAAGATATGGTTGTTCCGTATTCGGCTAGTGATTTAAGAACAGCGGAGAGGGTGACACATGTAGTTAGAATGACATACAATGATATTCGCAAACTACAAGTAGCGGGAGTTTATAGAGATGTTGAATTATCTGAAGCAGATGAGGGTGACGATGATGGAGCAATCCAAGAACGTGCTGATGAGTTGTTGGGATTACGTCCTAACTATTCTGACGACTCTTATACCTTATTGGAATGCCACATTGACTTGGATTTGGAAGGTTTTGAAGACAAGGATATGGAGGGGAATTCTTCGGGTATTATGTTGCCTTATATTGTCACCCTTGATCAAGGTTCTGGAAAAGTGCTATCGATTTCTAGAAACTTTAGAGAACAAGACCCATTAAAAAGAAAAAG